AGGAGACCATGGCTTCTTGTATGGTCATTGGGTCGTAGAACCCGCAGAAAGGTTGGTCACGCATTTCAGGCACAGTTGGATCACAGATCCAGTAGTGTTGAGCAATGGGATGAAACTTTACGTTGATGCTGTAGCCAGTTAATTTGTATTTGGCTTTATATATTGTGTTGCGATTGATAGCATCAGTTAGCACATCTGCTTCTACATCTGCCATGGCAGTTTGCATATCTGCGGAGTCAAGCATATCTTCAGAATCCGCAAAACCAGCAATCATGCTTTCTACTTGTGCTCGACCTGCTGTGGCTTTTTCTTCGCCCAAGTTCTGTGTGATTTCAGCAACGGCTCGTTCCATGTCAATGCTGACCTTGCGTTTGCTTTGACGCAAGGTCGTCAAACCACTTTCAGCAGCCTGTGCCTCAAATGCTTTTAATTGTTCGTTGGTGCCTTCTGTTTCCACATAACGTGTAATTTGTTCACGCACTGGTTTAATCATCATCATACCATTCTTGTGCATGTTGGCATCCATGACCCAGCGTTCTAGGATAAACACTGGGGTGAATGTAATCAATACCATTAACTGGTGCTGTTGACTCATTTACCGCCAAACACAGGTAATGATAGTCACTGGCACGATTTACTGCGTTTTTAGTGCCCAAATAGCGTAGATAACTAGCCATTTTAATATCCATCATGTTCTTCATACGCACAAAATTGGCGTTGGATTTCTTGTTCTGATTGATGTCCTGCACTGGGGTTTGCTTAATTTCCAACATTATGTGGTTTCCTTAACTAATGAGTTATTTAGCATCAATGGAACTCACCAGGCATAATGATACGGGGCTGGTTTTGTTCCTCTACACGCCTAGCGTACTCTTTGGCAACTACCAAATCGCAGGCATGGCAATGCTTGCTTTCATCCTCATCGTCAAATTCATAGATGGTATGTGGGATTGCATTGGCAATCATCATCATTTCAAACACCTGTGCGTGTTGTTCACACATGATAAGTGGTGGTTGTTCGTTTATTGCTGTTATGTATCTGCCTGTCTTTTCCATGTTATTCCTTGTTGTATTCTTCCAGCAATTGGTATGGGAAACTACCATGCTGAACCAATAATTGATATTGGTAGGGTTTTAATTGTTTGCCAATCAAGTCAAACCTGCTGCCAGCAAGATTCTCACCTGCCTTGGCAAACAGGGGATTTAGTCTGTAATCATTTATAACCTTGCGTCCGTTGCCATAATCATGTTCGTAGTAGTTCAAGAACACAAACTCTGTGGGCAAGATCGTAATAATACCATCCTCGCACTTGGCTGTTTCTATGTCTGCTTGCCAACGGGCGTCAATCAGCAAGCCATGTCTAAAACCAGTGATCACGCTGTTAATCAGCAAGTATTCCATTTTGACTGGATCAAACTTGCCAGTATAAACAATGTCCACATCATGTGTTGCCGCTATATTGGTTAAACTGCGTCCAACTATATGTCCAATATATCCACTGTGTTCAATAGTGTACTCCATGTCTCGTATCCATGCTAAAATAGCTTGGGGTGAGGGCTTTGACCATGCACGTTCTGTGCTAACTGGTCCTCTGGTATATTTCATATCTGATCCTTGTAATTTAATTCCGAGATGTTTTTTTCTGTGTAAACTTGTCGCACATAATCTATGCCACTGAAGTCTGCGTATTGTTGTAGGGTTCTTTTGTTGCCTATTCCATACACGCCAAAATCCTTGCCTGTTGTAACTCGGTTTACTCGTTGTTTGCTTTGAGTGCTAAACTCATGCCATTTGGTAGCACTGGCTTTTTCAACTATTTTATCTGCCCAGTGCTTGCTACGATACTTACCAATGTATTGGTGGTAAAGTGGCATATCTGGCATATGGAACAAGTTGTATCCGTTGGTCCAAAGTCGTAAGGCAAGACTACATTCTTCTCCACTAAAATACAAGTGCGGATCATATGGCACACGCTCAACTAGGTGTCCAGGTCCAAACAAGCAACCACCAGCAACCAAACTACCATGCACAGGTTCCTGCTTTTTATAGTAGGTGCCTTTGGCACTGGCATGTTGGTCTTGCGGATCTTTAAATGTGTTTTCTGTATTGACTATCAAAACCTGACAATCTTTACTGCGTTGAGTTTTCTTTAAGTTGGTTAGATCACCATCTACAATTTCAAACGAATACGGGTAACTACTAATTATGGGCCAGGCATGATACTGCTGTAGGTGTAAGTGCTGTTCAATAAAAGTCTTGTCCCAATCCTTGTCAAAGATAGTATGACTATCTATTTGGAAATAGTATTCTTCCGAGTCATACAGGGTTTGCACCATGTGCCTAGCCCAACACGCACCACGTGCCAAGTGTGGCTCAATACGCACATATCTAATTTGCTTTTTAAAAGCAAAGAAGTTTGGATCAAAAGTTTCTAATCCATAACTTTGGTCAACAATACCAAACACCAAACTATCTTTGTAGTGTGCATTGTCGTATGCTTCTTTTACTGTGGTTGCTAATAATGGATCTCTATAACTTGCTATGCTTACAAATATTTTCATTTCTATTCCCTAGTCTGCTGAGAAGGTCTTCTTCCAAGCAGGTTTATTACTATTATCCTTTACTATATATCTATCTCTTTGAGCAGCCATGCGTTGTTGCGGTGTGCGATTATCCCATGGTTCAGCAATGCCTTGTAAGCAAGCCATGACAGCATAACGAGCACTATCAATACAATCATCTGGATCACTGAATCTGCCCTTTTCATCCACAAAGTAGTTTTGTGCTTCACTTAAAAAGTGAGTGCAGTTTTCATTTACCATCAGGCTACCAACTTCCAGCATTTGACGCATTTGGTTGATACCATAACTCTTGTGATTGGTTACTCGACCCTGTGGATCAGGCGGGTTCATAATAGCCCGTTCATACACATTCAGTTCGTATTGTTCAAATAACTCACGTATACTGTTGGCACTCATGGTGTATCTGCCAGCAGTACTTGCGTCAGCAGGTAAAACTATAGGACAGCCAAATACTTCTGGTCTAAGCAAGTGATTGATATACTGAGTGGGCACAGCTTCTTCAATGCCTTGCACAACAATTTGTCTATGTAAGTAAGCAGTTTTTTCATGTGGTTCCCAGTACATTAGGCTAATAACAGTTTTGTCATTGACCAAGCCCAAGTCCAGTGCAATCACTCGCTGTATTCGGGGCATGCGTAAGAAATCAATCTCACCTGTTTTGTATGTGGGCCAGTTTCCAATTTGGAACACAGCACCTTTACCCATGACAGGTCTGCCAGCAATACGTGCTTCACGTTCATGTGGCAAGTAGTCACGTTCTAGTTGTCTGCGTGTTTCTTTGAGTAGGAATGGTTCTCCCCATGGGCTGTATTCAGGAACATCATCCCACGACACTCTGATGTATTCGTAGCCTTCTTCTTTGTTCCAGAATTTGCTTACTAATCCGTTGAGTCCCTTGAGTGGTGTAAATGAGCACAGGACTTTACCTTGTGTGGTAGCAGTACGTGTAACAATCTCACTGAAGAAGTCATCTGGTGGTTGCTCGTCAAAAACTGCCAAATTAAGTTTAAAACCTTGCAGTTGTCTTACCTCTTGAGTGTAGTTAGCAAACAGTAGATAGCTATTGGAACCACTAGTATGCCTAACTTCAACACCAATACAATTAGCACCATCATTCCGCATAGTGTCAACCACAATGCAGTCACGAGGTATAGCACCAGTGCCAAGATTTTCTGTAATTTTGACATCCTGTGTTCCAAGCAATTCGTTCTGTAATACCAACGCAACCTGCGACCAACCTTCACCAGCAACCATGCAAGTGATAGGTGTGGTAAAGCGATAGCCTTCCCACCATTCAGGATATAATCCAGTTAAGTGGTAGGCTGTTTCATAACAGGTGCTTACTGTTTTGCCAACTCGGTTTGCCGCAAGTATTCCTCTGCGGTCACTTGAGCCAGTTTTAAAGAAACTCTTTTGGTGTTCAAATGGTCTAAAGTATTTGAGTTGATTGTGTCGCATATCTTCAGCAACACTCACACTCAGGTCCATGAGATTTGTTTTTACATCACCATTTAGGTTGGCTAAGGCATCCATGGGCAAGTGATGCTCATCCACTGCCCAGCGTAATGCTCTGCTCATTAATACATCGTTGCCGATCATATTACCTCTGGAATTCTATTAAGGTAGATATAAAATGTTCTAGGTCAATATCATCCAGTGCCAAATGAAAATGGCTTATTTCTTTGCCATCATCAGTTCGCACTAGAGTTAAAAACAACTGCTCTTTATACCACTTGCCCTCAATGTCAACTAGGGCAGAGTCATGCTTTGTTAGGTTCATCAGGCACTTCCATTGGATAGATTTGGCTAATGACACTCAAGTGCCACAAGGCTTCACTCATGTGTGCTATTTCAGCCGCACTACAATTCCATGTGTCTGGATCACTGAGTTCAGTGGGTTTGCGTGTCAGGATTGCTTGTAGGCGTTCTGCTGTGAGTCGCATACAATGTTCAATTTGTCCAGGAAACCTGAATTTAAATGCTTCTCTGTGTGCTCCATTGATTTTTTGCATTATCAAGGTATCACGAACCATGGCATCCTGTTCCAATTGATGTTTTTGTCCATCACGCACTTGGCGGTTTACTGGCGTGTTCATACTCTGGTATCCGTGCCCCATGGATCAACAATGGCTTCTTGGTTGAATTGACCAAAGTCTCTGTCAACAAATGTATCCCAAATATTACCAGCATTGATTCTCATGCTCTGCATCATGGTGCGTAATCTACGACCTGTGGGAGTCAGTGTGCCATCTTCACGTTGAACCATTTGTTCACCAGTTGCGGCACCAATCCATTTGATAATTTCTGGGCGTGTGCGACCATACTTGTCAATCTTTGTGCCAGATTCTTTCTTTTCCCATGGTCCATTGATTTCATAACTGATGGTGCCATCGTTATACTTGCGGAATGTGCAGTGGCATTTCTTGCCAACTGCTCTGAATTCTGGATCTGGATGCGGAACAAAAGGACTGAAGAAATAATTTTGTAATTCACTTTCAGGCGGTAAACCTGAATCACGTGGGGGGATAGGTGGCATGGGTTCTTCTGGAACCATGTCTACTTTATCCAAGTAGGGATTCTCATTACCAATAAACATGGGATTGACTTCTACACCATTCAGTGCGTCCATGGCAGTTTGATACTTTAGTTTATTGGCTCTGCCCTTTAGGTTCAGGACAATCCCCGTTTCATCAAATACAAATCTCTCAAGTTCTTTTGCCGTGGGAAAGTCCGTCATTAGACCCTCCAAGTCATACTGACCAGCCATGTCACTCACAGGTAACGCAGGTTTAGTCTCAGGTACGCCTATGACCCAATCAACTTTGTTCTTTTTTGTTTTGGTTTCTTTTGCAGGCTCTATGGCTGCTGTCTTGGCTTCTTCCCAAGGATTTGGGGCATCGCCCACAGGTGTTGGAGTATTGCTCATATCTTTTCCTTAAATTTTCAATTCAATACAGGAGGCTAGTGCCTCCTGTTTATTTAGCATCACTTTTTAGGTGATTTATACTTACTGGGTAATTTAGCACCATCAGCAGTGGAGTTTTTCTTTGGTCCAACATTGGTATTGGCATGTAAGCCTTCTACTGTTGGATCAATGAATGGTTTCATACCTGTTCCACGAGCCGCTACTGCGTTAGTAACCATGTCTGCCAAGGCTGATTTCTCATTACCGCTACTGGCTTTTTCTTTCATAAAAGTTGAACGCTTGTCACCTAAATCTTGGTTGCCCATTGTGGGTCCACGTTTTTGGTTGATAGCTTTACTTTGTGGGTTTGAACTAGACATTTTCATAGTTGATTTCCTTTTGTTGGACCGCGACCCGCATTAATCTTGTCTGCGTTGCCCTTGTAGTTTTGACCATCACTAGGCATCCATGCTCTAGTTCCAGGAAAACGACCGCCACCACTCTCACGAACTTGAGGACCACGATTGATGTTGTCACGAACACTACCCTGTGCTGGTAGTTTTGGAACTACTGCGGCATCTGGATATGTACTGTCATCATCACTCTTGTTGCCCACTGTGGGACCACGTTTACCAGTGATTAATTTACTGGGGTTTTGAACACCTGCGTGTTGATTACCTGCGAATTTGTTTGCACCACGATTAACGCCATCACCCTTCATGCCGTTGAAATCTAGGTTCATGTCACCTTGTGTCATGCTGTTATGCTTCATTTTGTTTTTCCTTTTTTAGCCGTTTTGGCTGATTCTTTGAAAGCCTTGGCAGTCGGTGCTCCCTTGGTTCCAGGCTTACGCATACGCTCTCCAGAGCCTGCGGCTATTCTGTCTTGTTTGGCATGTATATTTGCATACAAGCCTGAAGTTTTCTTTGCTGTCATAAAGTTATTTAGTGTCTCCACCAACTCCTACCAATTTGGCAAGTGCTTCAGCAAAAGCCGCTTGTTTCTGTGCGATGGCATCTGTGCTATCACTGATCTCTGCTTCAATAATAGTTGTAGCAGTTTTATCTAGGATAATCTTTTCATAGGTCACACGATTACGTGCGTCCCCAGAATTGATGCTGTCAATGTAGCCTTCCATTAAGCTGACCACAAAGGGTTTGCCCAGCATGTTTTCGGCTGTGTCAAGAATCTCTTTTGCAGTTAGTCTATTGCTAGTGCCTTTGGGACGCCCAGCACCAGATCTGGCTCCGCCATGAGATTTCTTTTCTGTTTTAGTGTTCTTTACCATGTGATTATTTAGCATTTAAACGTAGCCACCTTACAGGTGTAAATACACGTTTTAAGGAACTGAAATGAATTATACTTGGCGACCTGCCGATGGCACTGATATTGAGGATATTGTTAAGATGGCAGAAACCCATTTTCAACAAGAAATTGATCTTATTTTTACACCAGAACCCAAGACCTATAGTCGCAACATGACTATTGCTGTGGTTAATCAATATTACATGCCTCATACTGAACTTGTAAGTGTTGCTCGTGATCCAAACAACTCGCTCTTGGCATACACTTGGGCTAAACGTGGAGAACGTGCTTGTTGGAGTGACGATGTCCTCCC